TGTTCCAGAAGAAGTAAAAGTGTGAATTCTGTAATTTCCAGATGTAGTTATTGTTCCACCAGTAGGTGCGGCAACAACTGTTTTTGTAACAGCATTAGTAGATACAGCTCCATCTTCATTTGATACCGAAATTGTAATTGTATCACCAACAGTTTGTCCATAAACTGCACTAGGAACTGATACTGTTCCAGAACCACTCGAAATAGTAACATCAGATACCGTTCCAACTGTTGTCGAACCTTCTTTAAATATAACAGATACCTTGTTAGTGTTATTCGTTAAGGATAAAGTTAATGTAGTAGCTAAAGAATTGTAAATAGTTCCTGTGATACTGTTTATAGTAGGAACAAGATTTGTTGCTACCCAAGCTGAACCACTATAGAATTCCAAAGAACCAAGTGTTGTGTTCATTCTAGTTTCCCCTGTATCTGGACTGCCCGGGCGTTGTGCAGTTGTACCAGATGGCATCGAAAGTCCACCAGTAGAAGTATTTGCAGTATCGGATACTGCGGTAGGTGTTACTGCGGCCGCATCTAGTTTGGCAGCAGTCACTGCTCCATCAGCAATATCTGCTGTAGATACTCCACCATCTCCAAGTCCACTCGCTGTAATTTTATCAATTGCCATAGTTATCTATCCCCTAGTGTAAGTCTGTCCAAGCAGTACCATTGTACACTTGTGCTTTATTTGTTGCAGTCAAGTAAATCATCATACCAGCAGCAGGAGATGTAATTGCAGCATCTCTTGCAGTTGTTGTTGCATGAACTGCTAATTGAACATGATTAGATGCAGTGAATGACGCACCAGCAATTGCACCTGTACCAGTAATAGTAGGTGATGTTAAAGTCTTGTTAGTAAGTGTATCAGCTGATACCAAACTTACCAATGTAGAACTTGCACCAGCAGGAAGTAACATTGTGTTTGTTACACTTGCACTATGTGGTTGTGGTTTGATTGTTTGCCCATGTGAGTTTGCATGACAGTTAAGTTTAATCTGTCCCTCAACTGATGAACCGTCACCTTTAACTTCTACAATCTGTGTTGCAGAGTTTAATGAAAGATTACCAGATGCAGTTGTCACATCTCCACCAACGATTGGTGCAGTTAATGTTTTGTTTGTAAGTGTCTGAGTCGCAGCTGCAAGAACGATACTTGCAGTGTCACTCAAGTCTGTACTTGCAATTGTAATATTTGCACTACCATTAAATGATACTCCAGCAATAGTTCTTGCAGTTGCAAGAGTGGTTGCTGTGGTTGCGTTACCTGTCACATCACCAGTAATATTTCCTGTGAATGTTCCAGCGATAGCACCTGTACCTGTGATGGTAGGACTTGTTAAAGTTTTGTTTGTAAGTGTTTGTGTCGCAGTGAGGAGAGTAACAGTATCAGCAGTAAGAGCAGACCCATTACCAAGTTTGGTATAGAGTTCTACAAAGTTGTCATTGATTTTGTCACCACCAGTGCGTAAAGAATCACCAGTTCCGTCATTGGCGGTACTACCTAATCCTAATGCTTGATATGCCATGTTAGTTTTCCTTTAATTTCTTTCTATTATTTATAAGACTTTTTAGGTTATGCTGTATCAAAAGTTCTTACATTATCGTCAAATTCCACGTTATCGGAACTAAACCTTGTACCACTAGATGCTACAATTATCTCACTAGGTGGAGGCACATTAACTCTTGTTCTATATGCTCCAGCTGGTATGATATATTTATCCACCTCATCGAAAGTAGCATTCGTTGAGTCAAATTTTGTTCCACCGTCAAATTCGTTTCCATTGATTTCTTTTATGGATACTTCATTGATTTTATATGTTCCCCATTGGTCAATAGTATATAAGTCACGACTTTCATTTCCAGTTTGTGTTGCACTTCTGTATATGCCTGGATAGTTTGGTATCTGTGCATTGTCTCCAATTGGGGGAACTGCAAATGCGTACTTAGGAAGATTGTCTAGTGTACTACCAGTTGAATGAGAACCTCTACCTGTTCTTAGAACAACAGTAACATCTCTATGCAATGTAACATCTCTTTGTCCACTTGTCAAGTCTGAAGATTCTGGGACACCAACTCCAGCATTGACTCTTTGAGTAGAATCATCTATAGTACCCAAACGTCTACCGAATACTGTCGTGAATAGATTAGTAAATGTAGATGCAAGTTCTGGTGAGTATGTATCATCACCAATGTAATCTCCAACAGAACCAGCAGTTGGGTTTTGAATTGTTGCAGATACAAGTGTTGAGAATGAAACCTCACCGAACACGTTCCAACCAGCTGGGTGAACAGAACGTCTTACACTTTCTCTCCACTCATTGATTGATTGTCCAATACGAACCACATATGAATAGTCTTGATAGAAATTAGAATCTTGAATCTTCATTTCAGATTCAGATGTTTTACCTTTATCATCTACGAAACTACCAACCGTTTGTCCAACTGTTCCAATATTAGAAGTCGCCTTAGATGGAGTAGATTGATGAACAACACATGTCGCACCTGTTATAGATGTGATTGTGTCTCCTTTATTAAAGTCAACACCTGTGTCAATTTCTAGAATATGAGTTGTAGGACTAAAGTTTACAACCACACCAGAATGACTTGTTAGTTGGTCACCAGCAGTAAAACTACCAGATACATTCTTAACCAACATGTTTCTGTTAAGAGTAAAGTCTGGTGCAGATGCATAATCCAAACCAAAGTTTGTAATAGAGATTCCCTCTACATGTCCAACCATTGGTGTTTGAGTTGACGCAGCGAATAAACTTGAACCGTTACCAGAAGTAGTTCCACTGTCAGATACTAAAGGTAGTTGTATAAAACCATTACCCTTGTCAATCATTTTAATCTTGGTAATCTCACCTGCTTCAGTAGCAACACCCAAGTCTGTGAATGTTTGTGTTTCCAGAACAATCTGTTCACCATCTTCCATAACTAGATGGTCTAATTCCCCGACTGTCTCTTCTTGGTTTACATAGAATCTATCTTCTGTAACAATTAAGTTACCATCCTCAGATATGAAGTGGTCTGGTGCAGTTGCTTGTTCTAGATTAAACGCACCACCAACAACAGCAATCCTTGCACGAACATCTTTGCCTTCAGTGTTATCAACATTGAATACAAGTTCTTCACCAACAGTATATCCCTGTCCACCATTCTCAATTAATATCTCATCAATAGAACCAACACCAGCAGATTCAACACGAGCAGTTGCCGCATTATTTCCAGCACCACCAGTTACACGAACAGGGTCAGCAGTATTATAATATGCACCCCCTGTCGTTACAATACCTTCAACAACGATACTTTTAATCTCACCAGATATTTCTAAGTCAAGACTAGTATCAATTGTTGTTCCAGTTTCTCCAGCAACAAATGTTCCTACAACAGAGTTTGCATCTAGATTCAACTCAGCAATTTGAGTTGCACCTTCTCTAAATTTAATAACTGTTGCAATGATTGCTGTTGCACCAGATGTTCCACCAGTGATTGTTTCACCAATTGCATTATTAAAATCAGATGTTCCTGTTTCAACAATACGAATAACTTTATCTGTACTCCAACGACCATCAGATGGACGAAGTAGATTATCTCTAGGATAAATGATTGATGCTTCTTCATCAAAGAGAATACGGAAGAATAGTTTGTGTCCTTTCTCCGTACCCTTTGCAGCATACATGTCTTTAATATTCTTAATAAGTTTTCGTTTTGAGAGACCATCTGCAACCGTGTTAGGCATTGCTTCCATAAAGGAATCTCTAAACTTATCAAGGAAAGAATAAACTGTATTGTCAACGTCTGCGTATTCCAGAAGTTGTTGAATATTTTGTACAGGGTTTGCACGATAAGATGATACTGTAGATACTGCTCCACTAGTAGAACCTGTTACAGTTTCCCCTGTTTCAAATAGTTGTTGTGATGTAATGAATAAACGATTGTTGCTATCAAAGTCATCTACGAGAACACGAGCAGTTGCTTTACTATTTGTGCCGACAATAGTTTCACCAACAACAAACTTACCTGTAGAAGATTCCAGAACAACTTTCTCTTCATCTTCACTTAGAATAAAATTGTTGGTAAGAGTTTCTTCAATAACATAGTCGTTTGAACCAGTAAGTGTTAACTCTCCTGCTTCAAGAAACTCATAATAGTATTTTAGAAATAAAGAAAAGAGGGCGTGGTCTTCCCGAACAAAATCTGGAAGTTGCGACTCAAGATGAGGTGATACCTTATTCTTTAGTGTAGGATGGTTTCCCGACATTTATAAAAACCTTAATATGATGAACTAGTAGCGTATCCAGTTCCAGCAGCAGAACCACCAGACTCGATAGTATCCACTTCAGCGGTTACTTTTGTATTTGTAAAATCTATTTCCAATAGTTGGTTTCTAACAGGAACGATATCATTAGACTTTGGTTGTACCACAACTGAGACAGTTCCATCAGAGTTAGATGTTCCTGTAATAGTCAGAGATGGAAGAGTTACCAATCCAGTTGAGTAATCAACTGTTCCTGCTGTGTTATTTAAATAAGTTCTTGTTGTACCACCCACAAGATAATATGTACGAATGTTACCATTACCGTCATCATCAATGAATATGGTATTTGAATTTCCAGCGATAGTAAAACCAGTAGATACTACAATTCCACCCATAGTAGCATTATGCCCAGAGTGTGGATTATACAAAGCATTACTGTAATCTAGTATATACTGAGAAGATGTATTAAGAACAGGTTTAATTGTTTTCTCAATCTTCAAGGTTGTAATGTTTGATAGAATAGAACTATCAGATGCATCAATTAAACGTGATAGTTTTGAAAATCTAAAGACACCATCGAAGTTTTGTAAGTCGCTATTATTATATGTTGTAAGAACATTTGTAACAATAGTCTCAATTGATGTTGCAGTATTTGTAGTAGACTTAGAATCAAATTTTACATTACTAGTTAATCTAAGTTTTGTTATTTCTGGGTCAACAATTGTTGGGCGAACAGATGCAATATTATATCCATCCAATAATTTTACAATACTGTCCTTCTGTGCCTGTGTTAAATTTACACCAGACTGTGTTTTGATTGCAAGATATACTTGTCCATATCTTGGTGGGTTATTATCTTCACCACCCCACACTTGAATTGCTTTTGTGTCAGCATATACTTGTGGTACGATTGTTTTATAATCTTGTGTTGTTACTGCTCTACCCTGTGATGAATAATCAAGAGGAGCATTATATTTAATTGATTCCATTGTTTCTGGTTCTGCACCACCAGATGCAGATACAAGAGTTGCAACTGTGATATCAGATTCACCACCAACACTAGTTCCACTGAATACACTTGCACCGTTTGCTTTATCTTTGTTAGTAACAATATATTCTAGAATTACAATATTACCGTCTGTTGGTTTAGAACCAACAACACCATCACCAAAGTAAACTTCAAACTTTCCATCTTCAACTTCCTGTAGAAAATATACGTCTGATGTTTTGGTAACTTGTGAAATATCAGTTGCAAGGGAATATGTTGTTAGTGTTGTATCTGATACTGAATTTTGAATTGAAACTTTTAATGTGGTTGTATCTGCACGAGCATCTGTAACCATATACTTCTTATCAAGGTTCGCACTATCTACAGTATACTTTGCAGTAACCAGTGTACCTTCATAGATTGGTAAGTTAACAAAACGTGTAATACCATTTACAGGTGAAACCGTTTGTGCTGAATTCACAACAAATCCATATGTAGAATCATTTACCTTAGTAGTAAACTTAGTTCCTTTTGCAATTGTTGCTGAACCACCTGTAAAAGAATTAAGTGTTACATCAACATAAGCAACTGGCGCTCTTGCAGAACGTGGAGTATAACCCAAAGTCTTTGCATGAGAGACTACTGAAGAACGTAGGGTTGCAGTATCCAAGAATGCTTCATTGACTGCCATGTTTGCATTCATCGCTAGGTAATGCGTATTGTATGCAAGTAAGTCGATGATAGTAGAGAGTCCCGAACCTTCAAAATTGTAGTCCGTAAACTCTGTTTGGTTTTTCATGTATGTCTTGAGATTGTTTTTGATATCATCAAAGTCCAACTCAGTGACTTGTAATTTTGTTGCCATTTATCTTAGTCTCTCTAAAAATATATCCAATGCCTGTAGTTCTGCTGGACTGTTAGCCACATAAAACTCTATGGTTACTTCATAACGATTTTGGTCTATATCACCTCTAACAATTACATTCGACAGTTCTGCTCTAGGTTCAAAGTTTGTTATACAATCTTCTACATGTCTTGCAAGTAGATTTGCAGTTGAGGGTGAGACAGGTTCAAACAATGTAGCACGAATGTCTGAACCAATCTCTGGATGAAACGGTCTTTCATAGAAATTTGTATTAATCAGATTCCTTACACTTCTCTTAACTGCGTCAACGTCTGACAGTCTAGCGATATCGCCAGTAACAGGATGCTTTGCAAAGGACAAGCTAATGTCTTTGAAAATGTTTGTGCTTCTGCTAATATTAACTGCCATAGTTTTCTCCTACAGTTATTTATAACGGATTTACCAAGTCACGATTCTTAATATGCTGTTCTGCGATATCTTCTTTCGATTGACCGTGGTAACTCACTGCATGATGTTTTTCAATCATAATTTGATTAATTGACCTATCTGCAAAGTCGGTTGTTCTCCATAACTCGCCAAGGATACGTCCGTACTTACCTTCTGCATCCTTTCTTGTTTTTAGAACAATACCACCTTCATCATCTAACAACTTAGTGATAAACTCTTTCGCCATCAGTCCATATTTCTTTTCGTCCAAATCCCTTGTACGACTTTCTGGTGTGTCAATTCCAAACATACGAATACGTTCTTTCTTCAACCACACACCGAAACCCAAGTCGATATCTACATCAACTGTGTCGCCGTCTACTATCTTTACTACTTTACATCTATACTCGTACATATCTTTTTCCTTTATGTCTTAACTATCGGAGCCCATACCCACTTGTCATCCGCAAGCTCAAAGTTTATACTTTGTACAAACTGTGCTGGAGCAGAATCATTGATTACGTCCTCATAAGTTAGTGCCGCATTTAATACGACTATTGTTGCTATCAATGTATACCACATTTGATTTCCTTATATTAATTATCCACCAGCCGATGTATTACCAGAACCAGAAGCAGATGCATTCGCAACCCAACTTCCATGTCCACCAGTAGCATCGCCTACCCTATGTACACCTATACCATTAACCTTAACCGTACCACTTCCACCTACCGCTGGGTCACCACAACCTGTAGTGTCACCGATTCTAACAACCGCAGCTCCGTTACAGTTCACGTTTGGAGAACCAACCGCATAAGGAGTTTGGTGAAAAGGGTTTGGTGTGGGGGATGCATGTCCAACATGCGTATCTAATCCCACTCGACTAATTGCTGGCATACTCTCTCCTACGCAAGATTATATAACTTACCAGCTTCACCATATCTTCTGTGATTGTGGAAGGTCATAACTTGCGCTCTGTTACCGCTTTCTTTTAATGAAATGTGAATCCAAGGATTCCCACTTCCTGTATTTTTGTATTCCAACAATAGTTGGTCATGTGGAACATTTTCACTTATCCAAATAGCAATATCATAATAAGAGCTCTTAGGAATACCAGAGAACTGTAAGTCTACAGCATTACCTGTGTTGTGTTGAGAAGTACCACTTCTATTTCTAAATGCATTTGTTACCAGAACATTAGGATACTGTGCTTTGATTGGTTCAAGAACATTAACCGCTAATGTTTTAAGGTTATCAATAATCTCTTGTTGTTTCTTACCTTCATTACCACCCTTTGGAATTGGAGACTTTGCGACAATAGAATGTGCAGATAGTTGTCCAAGAGTATAATTTGGTGATAAAGGTAAACTATAGTTTACACTTCCGACATAATCACCAGCATCATCATAGTTCTCAATAGGTGTAGTCTCTGGTGTAGGACTTGCGGTAGATGACTCTGGAGTAATTGAATAGTTGCCTGCTTGTGGGTCGTCATGTTCAATACCTTCATCTGGAATACGAGGTTGCGACAGAACTCTACGAGATGCACCCGAAGTATTAATCTTTCCTGTTAGTGCATTGTAAGAATAATCAGCAAATGATGTTGGTTTGATTTCACCAGACGTTACCGCTGACTTTAATTCATCATCACTCTTCTCTTCATCATCACTTGCGTAAAATTCATCTGCGTCTGCAAGAGGAACAAATGCAAGAGGTTCAAGTACTTCCGCTTGTTTCGGTGCTTCAATATTTGTTACGAAACCATCCGTATCATATTCATCAATACTAATACTCCATTTCTTAATTCCGTTTGCAACATCTCCCGAATCATGGAACGTAGGTGCGGGCGCAATACCAATAACTGCTGGTGTTGGAGTAACACGAGGAATGATTGGAACTACAGGTACAATTGAAACCGCACTTCTTCCATTTGTATTCAAGTCAACGGTTGAACCGTCTAGGTTCATTGCACCACCCGAACCAATGTTCAGTGTTGCCGCAGTATCGTGTACCATCGCACCAGTAGATGCGAGAGTGTAAGTACCTTCCGTTGATAGTGCAGTTGCACCAGTAATTGTAGAGGTGAATGTTCCTTCAGAATTAAATGTAACATCACCAGTAACATTTGTTCCTAGTGTACCAGCAATATCCGTAAGAGAGTTTCCGTCAATCACCATATCATAATTACCAAGTACAGAGTTAGTAAAGTTTGCACTTGTAACTATTTGCATATCATCTACAGATTGTTGTAAGAACTTTCCGACAGATGTTTGTGTCATTGTTGTTTGAGTTGTGAACTCCATAGACTGATTAGAGAACATACGAATGTTCTCACCAGCATGAAAGTCAATATTCTTTCCGACATTAAATTTTAGATTCTCATCGACTTGTGCATCCATGTTGCCACGCACATAAAGAGATGCATCACCATCAACGAATACATTTACATTACCACGAACACGAACTTCTTTCTTACCGTGTACAATCTCATAACCATCTCCGACAATCTTTGAAACTCTTGTACCGTCTGGATGAACTTCATAGAAAGTACCAGAACGATGATACTCATGTATACGTTCATGCCCTGGCGTATCATCAAACTCTTGAATGTGTCCGCTCTCTGTTTCCTTTACATGATTGAAAGGATAGGATGCATTGTAAGATGGAACTGGTTCAGTAGTCAAGTCATCAACAGTATCACGTTTGTGTTTGATAACTGGATGTTGGTTTGTCAAGTCATTGACTGCAAGTCTGTTTGTATCTGCTTCGTTTACCCTACGAGGATAGAAGTTATTAGGGTCTCTAAACCCGACTAGGTTGTTTGTTGTCGAAACAACAATCTCAACCTCTGCACCTTCTGCTGGTGCTTCATCAAATACAACTCTTCCTGCTTCAATTGTGTATGCCATTATGCGAGTCCCTTTTCTGCAGCGAACTCTGCTACAGTTATTGTTCCGTTACGCAATCGTCTGTCTGGTGATTTACCAAATGCAGCTGGATAGAAATGACCAGCGTCACCACTAATTTCATTCACGAGTCCTTGTGATGAAAATGCATTCCGAGCAATACCTGTATATAAACTGTTAGTCCAATCTGCTCTACCATCTTTAATAATAACTAAGTCAATTGCAGATGCGTAGTTGTGCCATGAACTTCCAGGCGATGCTGCCTTGGGCCCACCCGATTTGTATTTACGATATAATTCTTTTTGTTGTGCAATCGTTCTATATGCATGAGCAATAGACAAATCATAATCTGGATTAGAAGATAAGAAACTCTGAACACCCTTTGCGAATCTATCACGAACCTCTGGTGCAAGTTCATTTATCTTACGAGCAATCCTCTCCCCATAACGCTCACTTGCAAAGTCAGATGCGGAATAAGATGTTCCACCCCCATAGAAATCATCAAGAGGTTGCTCGACATTGTTGGGAGATTCGGGAACAGTGTTAGATGCAGATTGCACCACACCATTAATTTTTACAAGAACTGTAGAGTCAGTTGTATCCGTGGGTGTATCAAAAGAAACAGTTGTACCATTTGCAATTGCTACGTTAGAAGAAATACTTGGGGGGTCTAATTGTTGTTCTGGGGAAAAGTCATGTGGGGATTCTCCACTAGGTGCAGCGTTACTACTATTGATGCCAGGCAATGTTCCCCATACCATTGGTTCTTGCATAAAGTCTGGGTCTCTCCAGAATCCAATTACCCATGTACCTTCAATAGGCCCAGTTGGACTTGAACCCACTCCACCAGATGAAGCGGAGTTGGCAGGTTGAACACAGTATGCCCATGGTAAATCAATTGTAGGAAGTTTAGTTTTATCTTCAGTATGGTATCCGTATACTCGACAACGTACACGCCCTAATGCTTTAGGGTCGTTCCTGTCCTCTACAACACCGAACCACCAGACGAAACCATCACGCCCTGCGAAAAATGTATTCTGCATATAAAAAATCCCTTGTGCATCTATTTATAAGACGAGCAAGGGATTAAGATTAAAGTATGGTGCCTCCGGCGAGAGTCGAACTCGCACGAACTTTCGTTCTCAAGATTTTAAGTCTTGTGTGTCTACCTATTCCACCACAGAGGCGTCCATACAATCACTTAGTCATAATGTACATTGTAACTTCAAAACCGAAACGCATTTCTTGTGCTACTGGTTTAGTCCATTTCATAGTAGTGCCCTCCTTGTATATACTTATAGACTAGAGGGCGATTATCGACTAAGGATAATCATTAATAGGGGATAGTGTCTACAAGGTTAACTGGTTCAACCGTTGTGATTGCAGTCATCTTTTTAAGAATGCCCATCACATCATCTTCATTCAACCATCCTTTGATGTTATCATTCTCTTCAGTAATGCCTGGCATGTTGACCATCTTGTCACCTTTGAACACACCAATCTCATAGAGTGTCCCACCATTCTTACCACCGTAAGAACACTCATTACAAATGATAGATAACTCATACTCACCAAAGGGTATAAGTGCTTGTATTCCTTTAGGAATATTTGTTTCCTCAAATTTTATATCTTCAAACTTCTTTATCATAATTGATAAACTCCTCAATCACTGGTAGTTCACGTTTGGAATTCATCCATTCAATAAACTCTTTATACATTCTACGATACGTTACATTCTGATGACTCTTGTTTCTTAGCATATCAGAGTTATCTGAACCACGTTTCCATACACGATAGTCATCACTATATTCATAATACCAATCATGGTATCGCAGTTCCTTGAAATACTCTCTGATGTTTTCGCTGCTGACCTGACCCGCTTCTTCTTTGAACGCATCTATATCATCTTGACTAACCATCCTAGACTCCTTTGACTTTAGACCGCATCGCAGCCATCTTTCGATAGTTATCCAACCACTTCTCTGGCGATTGAATAATCTGGGAGACAGTCATCTTAATTTTGCGAGAACGAAACTGACGTTTCAATTCTTTCGCTACTTCCGTTCCGAGAAACCGTGAGACTAACTTCACGAGGGTTTGACGAAACCCAACGTCATGGTGCATATGTCCAGCGGTGTGTGCTAGTTCGTGAAGAACCACCCACTTGTTCATACCGCACGAGGGTTGAAGTGCAACTCCCCGATAACTCGCTTGACCTGCAACTCGTACATTATAGCGTACGTTTTTCATAATACGCAGAGGTGGATTCGATTGACCTCGACCTTCAGATGCAAGTGTCTGGTAAGTCTTTGATTTGACTATCCTTTTGTAATACTTAGTGATTTCTTTCTCAGTCATCATCTCCCGACATTCTGGAAACTTACGCTCTGTGGCAAACTCACTTTGATATACTTTGTTCCGTCCACTATCGACACTAGAATTCTGTAGACGATTACGTTTAATCTGTCGAGTCTTTTTCGTATAGTACTCTGCATACTTATTTGCAAGTTCATGGTTCATACTCTTTGATGCAAGTTGATAAGCATCCGTACCACTCATATAATCATTACTCATGTTCTCTCCTTTTCTCAATCTCTATATACATGCTATCATAACAAGAAGGTAATGTCAAGGCAATTCGCTAAATAAAAAAATGTAAGGTTTACAGTAACTTAGGGTAGTGCAATCAAACATCTCTCAGTTTTAGCTACCCCCCTTTTGAATTGGCACGCCCGACAGGACTCGAACCTATTACCTTCTGTTTCGTAGACAGACGCTCTATCCAGATGAGCTACGGGCGTTCATTGTTCCATAGTAACAATAGTCCTATGGGTATTGCATATATGAATGCAAAGAATAATATTAACTCTAGAAGAACCATCGCCAGATTCCATACATGTCTACTCCAAGAAACATGACATTGTTAGTGAACATAGGATAGTCCCTTTCTTTAAACCAGAAGTGAAATGCAAGTATGGTATGTCCATAAAGAAAAATGACGAACCCTATACGAGACTCGTCAATATTACTTGATAGAAGAAGAGCTGCAAATAAAAAACTTATTGTTGCAATCCACTTGTAAATCATTTAGTCTCCTTCAAATATCTTTCTGTATCTTTATTGCATTTATAGATTAGGTTTGGCTTTCCAGTTTTAGCTACCCCCTCTCAGTACTCTCTATTATACCATAGAGTTACTCCAATGTCAAGGCATTAAAACATTTCTTTTTCTCCGTTCGGCCCACGCATCTCTAGTATCACATAGGGTACATTCACATTCATTGTCACCTTGCCTGCCCAATCACATGCATCATTCCAATCTACAAAGTTCATTGTCTCTGTAATGGTAAGTCCCTCGGCGATTCCCGACAGCACATACTTATCGAATGATACTGTATAACGCATACCAAGGTAATCTCTTTTGAGTACCTCTAGTTGTTGATCGACACTCCAATCACATTTACCTTCCATAATCATGCACACGCCCTCACTAGTCGTTGTAAATCTTTATCTTGATAGTCACCCTTACTACACCAGTTACGCATTGCAGAACACTCTGTAGCGCCTTCTAGACACTGTTGCATCATAGGACAGGTATCACAGGGACACTCCCTTTTATTCTCTGGGCCTGGAATGAACGTAGTCTCTGTATCATTCTCTCCCTTACCAATACCTCTGTATGCCTCTGCATCCATCCAAATCACTGTACTCATATATAATCCTCTCTGTTAGTTCTATTCATTCTCATACTCTACATAGCTATAATACCATCTTGTCAAGAGATTGTCAAGGCATTAAGCCAAAATAATTCCAAAAAAGATAACACATGCGACAAACAGTACCACTGGGTATGCCGCCAATAGCAGCAACAGTTTAAGCAATGTATTCATAGGGTTTATTCCACTTACCAAGGTTAATGTCCATATAGTATGCAGTGTCAAAGTAGTCAGTCATAGCATCACTGTTGTCATACCACTTAGTACCCTTCATGGCGGCTAGTAACTCGTTAAGGAAGTTCTTAGCGGCCCCTGTATACCAACTGTCTATATGATAGGTATTCACCTGTGTGTACCCATCTCCGTGACTGTGGTCGAACTTAATCTTTCCCTTCTGCACGTTTACAACCAAGCTACTATAGTGATTGATTGCAATAGAACCCTTCATACCGTACTTCTTGAGTACTGCCTTGATGCCGGGCGCCAGTTCTTTCTTCTCGTCTTGTGAAATATAAGCCATAATTTAAAGTTCCTTTCTCATTGAATATACCTATATTATACATGTTATTAAAACAAATGTCAAGGCTTAATTTCATATGGCCACCCTCGCTAACCCTTATGGGTCAAGGGTTTGGTCGCTGCCGCCAAAAAACTTTGGCCTTGACAA